AACGATTTCTCGATCGTGCTCCAACGAATTCTTATAATTGATTACATATTTCATCTTAGGAACATTAACTAGAAAGTCCTGGATTTTCTGGAATGTCTTGATATCCAAATTTTCTAGGAATTCTTCTAGGTCAGCCTTTTTATATTCTTTCGCTGCATAAACTTGATCTTCGTAGTAAATATTTTCGATACAACGAATGATTAATTGAAACAGATAATCTTTATCCAGACTCAAAAACTCTTTATCTTCGTAAAGGGCTGCTGATGGGTATTTCAGAGATATCCCAGATTTATTAGTGATCTTGATATTGTTATCCATTTTCTCTGGAAACTCTACCTTCACATCGTCTAGGTTGATTTCGAATTCATAAACCGTTTCATCTTCATTATCTTTGTATGATGCTTTGATTATGTTGTCAACCGAAACAGCTCTTAGCTTAAGAAAGATATACTCTAAATCAAACACAGCCAACTTGCTGATATCTAACTTTGGATCAAGCGAACAATTGTTAACGATTTGTTTGATGGCGGCTAAAACATCAACATCGCTGCCGCCTTCTTTTGCCATAAGCAACAGTTTTTCTTCTTTTACAAGAAATGGTCTAAACTTATAATTTTTCTTCAAAGAAGGTATTTCAATATTGTGAATAGGGTGGTCAAGTTTTGGCAAAGTTGACATATTATATCTCCATTATTTTAATTTACGCCAGGTCTAATCGTAGTTGTATTTCTGATCGATCTGAAAGGTCTTTGTGGTTGTGGTGCTGGTTGTGGTTGGACAGAACTTCCAACCAATGCATAGCTAGTATAAGAAATTGACAAATTCAATCTCATTAAACTACCATCGCCCCAGGAAAGAGGCATTTCTCTCATTGCTACAGGAAATGCTTCATAGAGGTTTATTTTCTGAATAGAATTACCAAAATGATCGTAGACTATAATTTGCATTACAGTTGAGTAATTATCTTTATACTCAGCTTGATAATTCGGAAAAGAATTACTTGTTGGTCCATTAGCGGATTCTAGACCGTTAAACCCAAATATTAGGTTCAACCAGTTATACCAATACTGCCATATTTCGCCATAATGATCCATCAATAACGTCATGTTTATGTCTTGAAATTGAGCGTTAATAGGCATATTTTGTACTGAGCCGATACCATATCTTTGTATTTGCGATGTCATTAAATTAATACCAGGAGCTCTGACCTGTTCAACTCTCAACTTTAAATTCTTGGCGATTCTTTGAATATCGCTATCAGTACCCTGATTGTTTAGAACTTTATTCTGAAGAATATTTGGAGTTTTGATTATTACATCAAAACTGTTGTTATCCAAATAACCGTAGGAATTAAGGTTTTCTTTGAAGCCTTGTATATTAAATGGCATTTCTGATCCTAATATGGAGGCGAACCTGCATATCGCCTATTTGGGTTAACATTCCATTTTTGTAGAGGCAATAATGCAGCCTTTTCCCAATCTTGCGGATCAACCTGATAAAAAGAACTTCTTACATGATTGAAGAGATATCTCTTTATGCAGTTCTCAACGCCTCTTAATTGGTTAGAATAGTATTTTAGTAAACTATACGTAAGAACCAATTTTTTATTTTGTATATATTTATCGTTATCATTAATATCGACTAATCCCTTCATCATATTAACTCTGGCCAAAGGAGGCAGATAATGAAGGTTGATTCCTAGAAAACCGTCATGATACATCTCAACAGGAAATACTAAAGGATGAGCGTCATAAAAAGGGAGAGTGTTTTTATATTTGGGATCATACAGAAATAACATCAGAGCGCCAATTTGAGGGCTGCTGCTTTTCTCGAATATCTTGTTAGGGTCTCTTTTACCCATATTCGATACAGTGTCTTGATACCACTGAGAAGAATCTTTGGACTTATTCGATAAGTCCATAGCGGTAGATCTCAGAAGTTTACTAAATCTGTTTGACATTAAAATTTGATTCCTAGTTCTTTTTCGGTCATAATAATAAACTCGTAACCCCTGTCTTTACAGTATTCACGAGCAGCTTTCCATTTAGCAGAGTTCACACCCCAACGCATTACCTCATTTATATATCGTTTTGTTTTGCGCCCTTCCATGAGCGGAGGTGGTCTGCACTGAGCAGCTGGTTTCACTTCAATCAAAACAGTTCTCGTTCCGCCGTTCGGTGTTTTTAACCTAGCGGTGAAATCAACATAATAACGATGAATTCTATTATCCAGAGGCGAACGATATGGGACTATCGTTTCTTCGCTTTGCCACCATATAACGTTGGGATCCTTATCCAACCGAGCCATGAGAACGGATTCCCATCTAGATCTATAGATTATGTTTGTTGGATCGCCCTTGTATTTGTTCGGGTTTCTTGGATTAAAATAACCTTTGTGAGTAGCCATTCTCAGATTTCTAATAAATAAAGATAAAACCTTATTTATTAAAAAGGGTAAAGATGGCCAACTTTAATTTTCCAACTCAACCTCAGAAACAAAATAATGGAGGTAATGTTTTTCCTTCAGATTTGCTTCAAGGCGATAGACAATATTACACTAGTATTTCGTTCTCTGATTATTCTGCCAATCCAGGAGCTCTTTTGGGGGGAGGTTCAGGATATAATTTCAGTTTTGGTGGTCAATTTAAACTACCTTTACCAAAAAGAATAGTTGATAACAATTCTCAAATATGGAGCGAATATGACGCTTCGACGATGGGTAGTTCTTTGCTTCAGATGGCTCAAATTGGCGGCGCTGCTGGTGGCGGAACATCTTATCTTAGTCCATTAGTGTTCATGACTTATAAAAGACCAACTTATAAAGAACACGAGTTACAATGGACTCTTTCTGCTTCGAATAAAACTGAATCGAATAATTTGAAGAAAATGATTAAAGAGTTTAAGGCTAGTGCAGCGCCAAAATTAGCTCTCATGGGAGCTGCCTATAAATATCCTAAAATTTGTCAAGTTACATTTAACCCAAAAGATTATTTGTTCGCACTTAAACCTTGCGCCGTAATCACAGTTTCAGCAGATTATACAGCCGCTGGCGGACCATCATTTTATAAAAGCGGTGCACCCACAGTAGTAGGTCTTACACTAAGGCTGAGAGAGATTCAGCTATGGACAGAAGATCAAATAAGAATGATGGATCCATAAATGCCAGAAAGATATTTCGAAAAATTTCCTGTAATAACTTACAGTAACAATCAAGTCGTTGATATCACCAAAAGAGTAACTCTATTGGATAGAGTATCTGAAAGCCCATACGTGTTTTATCCATACGATATTTCTAACGCTGAAAGGGCTGATCATTTCTCACATCGATATTATGAGGACAGTTATAAAAGCTGGATTCTCTACATTTCCAATAAAATAATTGACCCTTATTACGAATGGTATCTAGACAACCAACAATTTACAGATTTCATAACAAAGAAATATGGATCTATCCCAGACGCCCAACAAAAAATAAAATATTATAGAAATAATTGGGAGTCTGATAAAGGTAATAATATTGGTACAGCTGAATATAACTCACTAACTGTTGCGCAACAATATTACTGGGAACCAATTTACAAAAACGGCGTTGTATATTCTTATAAAAGAAAAGAGTCAAATTGGAATAAAGATACGAATAAGATAGTTAGATATTCCGTATCTGCTAATGCATACCAGTTAAGCGCATTTGTCAATAACGAAATTGTTGAAGTTGTTTTTGATAATTATAATACTGGTAACGGTCAATTTGTTATGTCGAACACAGTAAATGTATATGTCAATTCTTCGCTTTTGACTAACACTAACCTTAATTTCGTTTATTTGCAACACATGAGAGGGCAATACGAAACTAATAATACAGCTGGTATTGTGGTCACTGGTAATAGTTACATTTATGGAACAGAAAGCCAAATAAACGTAGCTATAACTATTGTTGAGAACGAATCAACAAATGATTCTGTGATAGTTGTAGCAAATAACATTGCAGCCGATGAAGAAAGATATTGGGAAAGCGTTTCATATTACGATTATGAAGAAGAAAAGAACGAATACAACAAAACCATCAGAGTGATGGAAAAGAATCTTTCAGAAGTCGCTGTTGACAATTTAATTAACTTGATGAAGGAACCTTTCTAATATGCCAGCTGGTGATATTAAAATATCTTCTCTAAAAATTGGAGATTTGGATTTAACAAATTTCAAACAAGCTAGTTATGTTGGTTTGAATATCTATGAAGACATTCTAAATCCATATGGTCCAGTTGCAGAAGTTAGAGTCCTAGATCATAGTGACGCTCTTGGTAAAAATAATATCCAAGGAGCGTATGATAAAGACATAGAGATAACATTGTCCGGAGCCGACAGTGGTTTCAGCGGCGGTCAAAAGAAATATAAGTTGAAAATGTATCAGAATAAAAATCTGAACGATCAGTCGATTCATAATATTTCCAACCTAAAACACAAACAATATGATATCCGTGCAGTATGTCCTGAGCTATTAAACGCTCAAGGTAATTATATGCAGAAAAGCTATAACGACACGACTGACAATATTGTAGAAGATGTTGTGAAAAAAGGTTTCAAGACCAAATTACAAATCGACAAAAAGAGTAAGACAGACGGTAAAAGAAGAGTTATTCTTAATAATAAACATCCTCTAGATGCATTAAAACACTTAAATCGTCTACACGTTTCCCAGGAAGATAAATCTTCTTGTTATGTTTTGTTTCAGGAAACAGGCGATCAGCAAAAGTATGTATTTTCTACTTTCGAAAAACTGTTCAAAGAACAACCAGTCGTTACATTAAAACAAACAACAACACTCGACGCTTCTAATGCAAGCGATCAAGATAGACAAAACTCTATAATGTGGTTCAAGGCTTCTGATTCGTTTTTTACCCCGACTCGAGTGTTAACTAAATCAGCGCAGAAAACGTTTAATTTGACAACACATAAAGTTTCTTCGCCAGATCCAGATCAGCCTCAACAGTTTAAACTTCCTGGACAGCCAGAATATACTGGTCAGGCTCAACACGCTGACGCTGTCCATCATTATACAACTTTTGACAAAGCGAACGACAAAGATAAACACAAAACAGCAGATGCCAGAGATAATAGAGCAAATTTTCTTTCTTATTTGATGCAAAATTCTGCAGAGCTGGAAACCTATTTCAACCCAAAGATTAAATTGGGTTCTATGATTAAACTTGATATTCCTGCGAGAACTGCTGATGGTTCAGGTAAAGAAAAACAATTCAACGGTCAGGTTTGTGTTGTTGCAATTAGAACAAAAATTAAACCGCTGGGACAAACCCCAAGAGCTACTATGATTCTTAGAGTTATTAAAGGTGGTGCATTTGATCAAAGTGGTGGAGGTCAACCGTGAAATTAAGAACAGGTTATGTAGTTGAATATAAGAAAGACCCAACAAAATCTGGTCGTGTAAAAATACGTTTACATGGTCATCAAGACGACACACAGAAAGTCAAGGACGAAGACCTTCCTTGGGCTATTCTTATGCAACCAGTAACTCATGCATCTACTCATAAAATTGGTCCAACACCGTTCGGGCTGAAGGTGGGTTCTAGAGTTATTGTTGGTTATATGGAACATGACACCGAAGAATTGTATCCAATCGTATTAGGTTCGATTGCACGTGGAGAATTGGACGACGCATAATGGCAAATAAGATTAAACAAAAAGACCAAAAGACTGGTGGTAAGATCGAACCTAAAAATGCAGGTCCAGATACTCCTGGTTTTTCTAGCACAGACGAAGAAAATTTCTTTGACAAAGATTTAACTATTTTCTTTAATCAATTTCTTGGTCAGGAAAAACCAAAAACCGAAGATCCAAAATATCCAGAGTCTCCAGGAGTTGAAAAAAACAAAGCCAAAAAGCTCGAAGATGTAAGAAAGAAAGTTGCACCGAGTGGTGACAAACCAACAACGGCTGCTGCTAAAAAGGGAACTAAAGATCTACCAAAAGCTGTTAAAGAAGTAGACCCTCAAGGTCAAGCACAGCAAATACCTCAATTATACCAAAAC